CAAAGCCTTTGCTGCTTGTGTCTTACCACAACCTGCAGGTCCTACCATCATGATGTTCTTGCCACGAACTGCTGAACGAACCAAGTACTTCCATTTGATGTCAGACATTTCTAGGTCAGCCGGCTTGATGTTCTTAGCATTGTTAATGAATGCCATCACCGGATCCATCTCTGTAGCTTCTGCTACTTGTGGGGTGCGTGGCTCTGCAGGAATATCTGCCATTGGCACTCGCTTACCGCGACACGTGTCAAAATTATACTTTAGCCCTTCCATGTTGGTTGCAGCCAAATTGATCATGTCCGCGCGGAACAAGTGCGTAATGTTTGCGCCGGTGTTTACCTCAATTACACGTACGCCTTTTGCATCGATTTCAACGATACCATAAGTTTCTTTTTTCATAACTCTTTTGATTTTTATATATTATAAATATAAGAAATCTTTTGATAGAAACCAACCTATTTGTAAACTTTTTTCATAGTTCCGTCATTATATACTTCGAAATATATTCCGTGCATGGTGTTAAGACTGCCCGCGGATACTTCTTGACCCATCATGTTAATTAGTTTAACAACATATTTGTCAGCTGTGTTATCAACTAGTATTGGTCCGTATATTTTAAATTTTCCGTCTTTGTCTACTTGAACTAAACGATAATAATTCATGGTTGGCTCAAAGTCGTTGTCAATAAATGTATATGATGAAACCATAGTACTGTTTCCTACTGCTGGTTCCAGACCGATAACTGATTTTTCTGTAAACTCACTGGTCGTTGTTCGTTCAATCCAATAGTAATCTGAATTATGTTCTGAGGCTGTTTTCCATGCCAATAAGTTTCCAGATTGCGTTGGTAGTCCTTCGAAGGACATCATTTCTACCGGTAGCGGATCAATTTGAATTAGTTCAATATTATCTAACCACCATTCTTCCCCGGCTGAATTAACTCGACAATAAAAATCTACAGCAACTGATGTTAAGTTTGATGCTAACATCAATGTGTATGTTGCTGGAGTTGCGGTTGATGCTCCTGCTGCTGCTTGGTAAACATCGCCGGTTGGTGCTGCTGAATTTGTAAATGTTCCGTTTGCTGTATGTATAACTACACCGGTGTTGGTATAAGGCCATGTTGCATTTGAATTGCCTGTAATTCTCATTTCATTTACATATGTGCCACCGTTTGCTGATACTTGCACACTTAAATAATCAGCAGCATCTAAACCGCGTGTTGCAGAAGCTGATGAGTATGTATAGGATGCTACTCGGAATCTAAGTTCATACATTTTGGTTGGATCCAAAGTTACAGTTGGTAGTGAATACCAATCTTGTTCTATTCCAGATGAACCATTACCTACGCCAAGAATTGCTGCAGATGTGGATGGAGATACAGATGCATTAGTAAACCAACCTGATGTTGCACCAAACAACCAACCTGCTGACAGATAAGTTGTTGAAGAAGTTTCCATGTTATCGAATTCAATAACGGTTTGTGTTCTAGCAAATCCTGCTAAAAATACAAATGCTAATAATAGTTTATTCATGTGATTTGTTTTTGTGTTTTGTTTTACGGGTATATGTTTTTTTAGATTGTTCCGTTCTAGAAACAAATCGTCCATCAAAGAAGCCTTGTTGTTTTTGTGATTCTCGGGAAGCACCTAAATTAATTTTTAGTATCTGGTTGTTCATAACGTGACATTGTTTGTTCGAATGCTACTTCGTAGGCTCGAGCTAAATCAAATCGATGGTCATATTTTAGTTTGTCTACTAGTTCAAATACTTGTTCGTGCACACCTTGTTTGTATGCCTTCATCATTATCTCTTCAATTCGATCTGCCATTACTACACTCCAAATATAATAAATAAAACTTTAATTACCAAGCTCGGCAAGACCAATATCTTGCTTTTGTGCGAGGGCCTGGATTTTCACAATTATGTCTAGCTCTGAATGATTTTCTACGAGCTGGATTAGATTTCTTTATGCGCATTGTTTTTTGACCAGCACGTTTTGCTGAGGTACCTCCGTGACCAAAGTTAACTTTAACTACATTGCCTTCTGCATTGCGTACATACACTTTGAACTTCTTGACATCGCCACGCATTGGTTTGCCCAATTTAACTTTGCGTCCTTGGTACTCAGCTTCATTAAGACCAGGTTCAATCAGATTAATATGTTCTGATTCATTAACACTGCGTTCAATGTATTCTACAAGACATTGAGCACAATATCCTTCTGCTTCTTTAATTGGAACACAGTTCGGAACTTTGCGTCCTCCTTTTTTCTTCATTCCAATCATTTCATATCCGGACCAGCATGGTGCAGATTCATCAATATAATTCATTTACAACTCCTGTCGTATTGCTAATTTAGGTAAATATGATTTCCAAGTTGCCAACACCTTTTGCATTTCTGCATCAGTGATAGCACCACTTTCCACAAAGCCTTGCAAGAATGTTGTTACTGCTTCGCGGAATGGTGTACGAGTCTTTTTTGCTTTAAGATATAGTCCATGTATCATTGCCGGAATTTCTTTTGGCAACATGAAGTATTTGAATGGTGGCACTTGTCCAGCCTCAATCTTCTTTCGCAGTGGCATATCCGATGCAATGTATTTGCCATCAATAGTATTCCATCCTGATTGAGTGATATGTTCGATTTCATGTCGTAGCACATCTCGCAATTGCATTGCAACCTCACTTAAAACCTTAGGATACTCTGCAGGATCAATTTCGAATCGTACTTCAATTAATGGTGGTTCATCAGAATCTCGTTTAGTGCTATTATAAGCATCGCCTCCATAATTAAAATTATTTAGGCCATCGATCCATTGCACTTTAAGTGAAAGATAAAACTCTAATGGAATAGTTTCGTTTGAAACCTCTTCAAAATATATCTCTTCAAGCTCATCACTAGTAATCTGTGGTGCAGTGGCTGCATCTGTAAAATATATCTTCTTGCCAGCAAACTCACCATTAGGATCCTTAGTTGATGCAAAACTATCTTTAACAACTGATAACAATGTACGCGATAAACTAGTAACTAACGCGTCATAGCGTCCTTCTGTAATAAGTGTTTTCATTGATATCATATTAATAAATATCAGCCTAATAAATTATAGTTCCAGAATGTTTCTTTGTCTTTGTTGAATGGATTACCGGTTTGTTGATAGTAACAGTTCAAGCAAAGCATCTGCAAATTTTCTATGCGATGATTGGTTTCATCCCCATCCATATGATCTAATAACAACGGCACTGTGTCGTCTGTTACCCTGCGTTCAGCATATCCACAACATGCACATTGCTCCGGCATAATGTTCAAGGCGAAGAGTCTGTTGCGAAGTTTCCAACCCGGATAATTTGGATAATGTCCTTCTAGTATTTTATCAATTGAATATATACCTGCTGTGGCTCGTTGTGAGTCTTTGGTAATGCCTAAGCCGGCTTGGTTGGTATGCAGATCATAAAGTGTCTTACCTGTTTCCCGATCCACATACATTTTTGCATATTTCTTCCAGGTAGTGAAAGACACTTTGAGAAAGCGTGCCGCTTCTGCATTTGATTTGGTGTTGGACATAGCATAACGAATATCTGACTCTGGCAGGTTAAAAGATTCCCTGCCTCGTCCATATACATATTTATACTGCTTGTCCATAATCAATAAACACCCTTTTTACGAAGCTCTAATACCGCGGTTTTAGGCAGTGTCTTGCGTTCCCACATTTCACGCATCTCAGGCTTTAAGTTTCTGGTAAAGTCGAGGAACGTGGCCGGATATACCCCACTACGACGCTTTACTTCATCATACCAAGTAGAATAGGTTGAATACAATTCATCAAAGCGTTCTGCATCTGACATTGTATCTTGATGTTCGAGTTGATCCTTAAGTGGCCACAAATCAATTGGCACATTTGGATCTTTGCGACGTGCTGGTAGGCGTGGTTGATTCTTTTCTCGATTTATATTTCGTGTGATGAATTTATCCATCATATTAATACTACGATCTTTCGGGGACATCCCGGAGTGTGCAGATTTTTTACCCATAACCTTATTTCATTTTTTCTGTTAATACAACTATTCGTCTCCAAACATCTTCTGCTTGGTATATATACTTTTTGAACTCAACTACATTTTGTATAGTTCGTGCCTGATCTGCTTTGCGCAGGATTCGATGATATCGGGCGTGTAAAAACCCAATGCGAATTTTTCTTATCCAATTAATCATTTTGATTGTTTTATAACTGTTACGTTTAACCCTTGATCTCGCAAGTCATCACATATATCAAGACATAAATCATATGCATCTACAAATACCGAACATTGCTTGTTGTTATGTGTAATTGTAGCACACTGAACTGCTTGATAATAATTGTGGCCGCAGATTTCAATTAGGCAATCGACTACATGCTCGACTGTATTTACGGCATCATCCATCAATACTACTTGATACTGGCCCCGTCTCTTTGTTAATTTTTTCTGTGACATCTCTGATGATTGCTGCTTGTTCCCAAAACTCATTTTCTTTTGCATAATTTAAAGAATCGTTTAAAAATCTTAGTTTCCGATCCATGTTCCATTGGCCTGGCCATTCCCACTTGTTTGTGGACATGACGTTAATAGATTTAATGAATACTGTGTCTATAAAATTCTTTGTTTCCATACTATATTATATGAAATTATTTTGTGGTATCCAAATTGATAACTAATCAGATTATTTGCTGTTCCGAATGATCAACTCACCTAAAACTTCTAATCGACCTACTTCTCGTTGAAACTCGATTTGAGTCATGGAAGTAGATATTTTCTTGTAGGTAGCATCATATTCTTTTTTTGCGGCTTCTAAATCAAATTTACCTTCTGCAGCCCGTTTGTAGTATGGCAGTTTTACTTTGAAATGGTGCCATGTTAGTAGAGCTAACCCGCCTTTCTTTTTTGCATTGTCAGAAATCTTTTCTGCACCAGACTCGCGGGTGTCAGCAAATGATTCAAAAGTATCTGGTTTGTCTTTTGCTTCAAAAAGTAAATTACGTAGTTTCATATTAATAAATATTTACTTGTTTGGTTTCTCCGGTTTGAATTCAGTTATATATGAATAATCTGTTTCATATCCAGATTTACCTTCAACTGAATAAACTGTCATATCAATTTTATATCCTGGATTTTTGTCAATTCGTTTATACGTCCAAGCAGTATCGATCCATATGATGCGGTTGTTAGGATATATAAAGTAGTTGCCATTATCCATTTTGAATACATGTCCACATTTGTGTTCTGGAGTTTCAGAGAAGTTTGTGTCTAACACGTTTCGATTTTCATGTGACCAATCCAGAGTGAATAAATATACACCCTGGCGTTTTACACCTGTTATGGAAATTAAATCTGCTCGTAACCCGGATAATCGCTCTCGTACTTGCACATCAATGTATGATGAAAAACAGTCCCAATAAACATGTTCTGTTAGTGGTAATCGTTCTGCATCTTTTCGCCATGCAAATGCATTAATGGGCCTTCTAGTCCAATTGACTCCATTTTCTAAGAATGCCTCAAATAATGGAGTTCTTTTTTGAATAGATGCAACACTGTGCACATCTGCGGCTGTGAATTCACCATGACCTTTTTCATGGTTAAATAAAAACTCATTTCGTATATAACATGTTAGAGTTGGAACATTTGCGTTTAAATACGCCATATAACTTATTTTTTATGTTTAAAATATTGAACTTCCCGTTCATGTTCCTCCGCGGCTGATTTAGAATCAAATGTTCCTAAGTTTTTACCTGCGTGGCTGTATAAGCGATATCCGGATTTTACTTTGCGAATAATCTCACGAATAAAGTTTTTCATTTCAGCTTGATTGTTAAGCGTAACTGGTACGAATTGTGGTTGCTGTGAATTGTATGCATCATCATTGCTATGTTGCATTCCCTTAGGACTTGTTTGCAACGAATTCATGATGAATCCACCAACTTCTTCTACATCGTCTTTGGATGTTGCAATATGATCTACTGCCCACCCATGTCCATTAGAAAGAATTCGATCTACCTGAGCCGGATCCATTTGCAACAATGCATCTACCGATTTTTTGATAGTCTTTAAGTTTTCAAAAAACATGTAATTGCTAGTGTTGGTATAATCCATTTCAGAGTTACAACCACATTCGTTCAGTCGTTTCATGTTATGCCTTTTTAGCAACGATAGACCAAATTGCACCCGTAAGTGTCATTGCTCCACCAACAATCTCAGTTACTACAGTTTCGTCAACTAAACCTTTCATCACGAAGATACCTCCGACAAAAGTTAATGCGTGACGAACAATTCCTAGAATTTGTTCTTTTGTAAGTTTCATATTGTTCCTTTATTATAAATATCATTATGATTTCTTTAGCTGCAATACAACGTTAATACCATATACTGCAGACGTAGTTGCACTTTCTCGAAGTTGAATATTAATTAAATCACCGAGTAATACATCTATTGCCGAATTGCTTACAGCTTTATCGACAAATGAGGTAAGATCTAAACCAGCAGCAACTTGACCTACAACAGTACCATTTTTTGCTATACTAACTTTGACATCTGCAGCGCCTTGAGTCGTAGTATATGATGTAGCGCTACCCGACACAATAACACCAGTAAATGGTGCAAATATTCCTATTCGGTTAGCAGTTGGATATGGCGCTGTTGGAACGCCTCCTATATAGTTAATGCTACCAGAAGTAGTATTTGTTTTCATTGAATGAAAAAATGTAAGAGTCATATACTCTGCAGCCCCAGCTGCATTCACTGCATATGATGCAGTTGTTGCAAATGATGCTGTGCCTAACAATGTCCCGGTAAATGATCCTGTAAATGATCCGCTAGCTATAACGGTATCAGTGCTACCTCCACTTAATGCATCAATCGATCTAGTTACATGTGCTGCTTGTATAGTACCACCGTCGGTAATACCTGTTTTATTTATTATCGCCATTGTCTATGTTCCTTTTTTTATATATCGGCCAATTTTTTGTTTGTTCGTTTAACCAGGCCTGTCGATCATCACACCCACAATCTTCATCTAGTATCTGTGCAATTCGTTTTGCTAGCTGATCTAATCCTGTTGCAACAGTTATTTTTTTAATATCGTCGCCTAAGCCTTTACTTTGCATCAATTCCTCCATTGTTCATTGAGTTTCTAAGTTGCATGATCATTGTTTGATACTGAGCCGTTTGTGGTATTTCAAACACAGTTCGTCCTGGAAACTGATAATCATGTTCTGGATGCATCATTAGCATATGACCCGTTTCATCAATTCCTAACACAGGATGTGCTACTTCACGCATTGTGATCGCCCCGGTTGGAGTTGGTATCATGGTGCAGAAGCCTGGATGTTTCCATTGTCCTTCTGGATCAATTACTCCGCCTGTTTTTCGTATAACATTGGCCCAACCTTTAAGGTCTAATGGTCGTTTGCGCGTAACATGCAAAACCAATGATTCTGTTATTTCTTTTTCATCGTCTGATTTTAGGAAGGCAGATGGCATAATATGTTTATCCATTTTGAGTGCCTTTGCTAGTATTGCTACTAAACTACCACCTGGCATAATTGCTACTGTAGTTAGTCCTAACAGTTTCACCACATCTTTCATTTGGTTACGAACCCATGCCCATTCTTCCGAAGTTAGTTTCTCACCGTTAATATGACGAAGCAGCATCACCATGGCTTGTTTGGTTTCATCTTTCTCAGTACGCATTGCCGAAATAAAGTGTTTTACTTTATCCTTTGCTTTGTTAACTGTGTCAGCCATATTGATTTCATTTAAAGAACTTTCTAACGCAAGTTGACCCATTGTAATCTTTTTTTCAAGGTTCTTTAAACGTTCGATATATCCTTTATTACGTAGATGTTTGAATGCCATGTTTTCCACCGAATACTCGCCTTCTGCTTCTAAACCAGTTTGGCGAAGATGCTGGAGTCGTTGTGTGATGTTTTTAATTTTTTGTTCTATGTGTGGATCCGTCTCTTTGAGTGAATCAATATCGTATTCGTATGGTTCTGCTTTTTGTTGAATGGCTCCATCATCTACAGTAACAGTGTCGGAGGCTGGTTTGCGTATCCATTTATCACGTAGCACGGAATATATTCCTACTGATGAATGCAAGTCCTCATTTGAATCTTGGGCATACAACTCAATGTTCATGCCTTTATATGTTAAAGGGTGTGTAGTGTTCCATATGCTTTTCTTTGCATGCATATAATTTTTAACTATGTGTAGATTGTCTCCAATTTCTAAATAGTTAATAACAACATGCAAATCAATATCACTATGTTCCGTCCAATTGTAATTAGCACTACTACCGATGATTATAACATCATGGATATCACAACGTACTTCTAAGAAATTGTAAAATGCTTTTGCAATTTTCATGAACCCAACACGAAGCTTGGGATGAAGTTTGTCTCCATCCCAAAGCTTTGGATTAAGTGTGCTATGTGTTTGATATTCGGTTATCATTGTTATTTCGTATTAGTAGCAGTCGGTGTAGCAAACTTAACTTTTTCAACATTACCTTTTTCATCTCGTGTTACAAAATCATAATCGCCTGGATCAGATTTATATACTGGTAATGTTTTTGATGCTATTTTATCCGTTCCTTCTACGGCGCCTTTTATTACTGGTTTAACATATGAGTTATACATGTTTCGTACCGCATTAAATGATCCAAATGCCCATGCTAATAATGATACAATGAATCCTTGTCGCTGGTCTCGGTTTTCGGTATACACGCCAGTTTTTTCTAGTAAATCTTGAAATTCATTGTAAATTACATCTAATGCTTTTGGTCTAGCAAACAATCGTTTTATAACATACAACATCATCTCAATTGCTTTAAAGAGCCAACTCAGCCACGCACCGCCATTCGTACTTAGCCATTTCATTGGTGATTCAAACAGTGGATCTAAAATCCCGGAAGATCTCCAATCATACTTGAATGTTCCAAGTACGCGGCCGGCATCATATGTACGGTGAATTGCGTTTGGTAACAGTGCACAGAATCTAGCCCAAAACGTTTTTGTATATTCGACAAAAATTAAATTACCTGTATTAATTGTTTCTTTAATAAATTGGTTGGTCCAAAGTCGTTGTGCTTCTTTACCTACTACGCTACCGCCTACTGTTTTTGTAGCCATGAACAATGGAACGATTATTTTCTTGTAAATTTCATCACCTTTACCAGAGTTGATAGTTTTTGCAATTGCACCCCAAATCTCAGCATCGATATTTTTAGTAGTAGTATTCAATAAATCTGCAGGTAGTCCCAATGTTCGAAGCATGTTTATATTTACAGCACCGCCTGGTAATCTAAATGCTGCCGTTTTAATCCATGTTGTTATAGAATCTCTGTTTTTATTTAAAATATTAAACAATATCGTTCTACCGCCAGGCGTATTTAACACTGATGCTAAGAATACATCCGGACGTTTTCTACATAAAACCGTAAATGAGTTTACCATGTTCGAGGCTACCGAATCCCATACTTTTTTTGGAAGCATTGCAACAACATTTCCCCATACTTTTCCTAACATGGTTGGGGCAGTGTTTTTGAAGAATTTAGATGTAGCAAGTAAAATTTCTTTTTTATTTTTTTTGCTATATGTTTTAACCGCAGTAGCTAAAAATACTTCATCCGCACCTTCTTCTGCAATTTTTAATAATCGTTCTGATTTAGCTGCGTTAATAAGAGCCCAGTTTTGGAATGCATCGCCATACCGTAATACCAACTGTTCTCCAATTCTCGATAACGCAGCATTTGTTGCCCGAAAACCTTTTACAAAATTTAATAATAATTGTTTTAAGTTTTTTATTTTAGCTAGTTTGCTAAACTTTTTAATAAATTCTTTTACATTTTTACGTTGGCGTGCATTTGTTCTCCACATTTCTAGGAATGCTTCTTCTGATTTCATTGCTGCTTGTATCGCTTCTGGTCCAACTTTACCACCAAATTTTACCGCTGCTATAAGTCGTTTACTACCTAACTTAATGATACTACCAGCAAATGGAATAACCGCAATCATTGATAAGCATCCTTCTAATTTGCGGCCGCGAATGAAATAAGCAATTCCATTAAGTAAATCAATTATATCACCATATCCTGGAATTAATCCTGCCCAATCCAATATAGACTGTATGGTATCTTTTACTTGTTCTAATGGTTTATCGGATATATCTTCAAATCCACGTGCTGAACGCTTATATAAATTTGGATCTTTAAGTCCATGTCCTGCTATTAAAAAGAATCTTTTAATCCACCCGGATTCCTTATACACATCAAATTCACCAGATTTTACATCATCGGTTAAGTTAAATATTAAATTTTTACCTTTTTTATAAATGTATCCGAATACTTGTCCGCCTGGATTACTTATTTGAATTTTATTTCCAGTTAGCTTCCATTTGAATTTAGTACTAGTACTTAAATCTGGTCGCATATAAACATATCCGTCAGATTGGAAATGAAACAATGTTCCTGATTTTAAATCTGCGGCATACACCGGGACTTGCCAGTTATACGAGTTTACCGCAGCATTCGTTAAACGTCCTGCATTGTTTGGAGATAATTTATCTGTACGGAATACTTGGGTTTTAAACAATTGCTCTGCTGGGGCTAAATTCTCTGGCCATGGTTTTAACTTTTTACTCGCAATTATCTTATCCATTTCTTTTTCGTTTTTCGTTAAGAATGAATTAGGCCCCATTTGTGTAGGGAATACTCGTAAATTTGGATCTGGCTTTAACGGATCAAATGTTGTTTTTTGTGTTACAAGTTTTGTTAGTGAATCTTCTTCCCGGGCAGTTAATAATTGTTCACTTAAAACTGCATCTTTTTGAAAAGCTTCGCGGAGCACTGCTTCTATAGTTAACTCATTCTGAAGAGCTGATGTATTAGTGTCTGTCGGTGTAGGTTTGATATCACGAAGTATCGCTTCTCGCAATACAACATCTAACGTAATGTTTGTAGATTGATTCATATTATAATTTCCTATTTATTATAAATATCATCATTTCCAAAAGAGCTGTATTAAAATCAATGCAAATGCTAATCCGAGAGACACTGCTGTTTTTAAATTGATGGCTTCATCCCGGAATACCCAGGTCATGATGGCAAACATAGTAATACCAGTAACAAATGAAACAAATCGACCCGGCCAAAATGCACCGTCAAACCCGGTAACTGCAAATCGTGTTGCTTCCATAAACAACCAAGTGATTGGAACACCCATTAGCATAAGTGCCCATCGGTATGTTTTAGCCCATGGCCATATTAATGGTCCATTTGTTTGTATCCAAACGAAGCTTTGTCCTACTAAAAAAATTAATATGGAAAATATAATGTATTTATAGTTCATATCATATAATATGAAATTTACTACAGAATTCAAAGTAATTATTTATTAGAGTCAGATGCGTATTTAACACCCATGATAGTGCCGATGATACTAAAAGCATTTGTTAGCAATATACCAAACATATTACTCCACGTGCTACCAATGATCTGAGTATCTTTATTAACAAACAATGCAACCATATATATAACGGTAGTTGTGACACCTACTCCGATTATGATAATAAGTGATATACGAACAATTAGATTGATTAACTCGAACTGAGTTCGTTTTTGTATCATGTCTAAACTGTCCATGGCGGCATCGCGGGCTGTTTCAGCATCACATTTGGATTGTTCTGCATCCGTTGCTGCTTGTTGAAGTTCTATCATCAACTGTTGATTTTGTTCGTTTGATTCAACTAGTTGTTTGTTTTGATCTTGTATTTGTTTGGTTATTTCTAATCGTTTTCGTCGATTTTCTTTATCGCGGGTTGTGCATGTTTTTATATATGCATCAAACTCAATATCATCGGTTGAATCAATTAACTTTAGAATGTTGCCTTCTAGAGCTATATTTTTACGGGCATATAACTCAATTAATTTTTGTTTAGTATTATCATCTAATACTATCATCGATACACTTTAAATGGGGCAGTGCGTGCTTTATACCCGTCATAGTCTGCGCGGAATTGTTCTAAACGAGGTTCGATATCATCTGACTTAATTATCCAAAACTGTGCGCCGGCTTGAATTGCCTTTGCTTGTTCTTCTGGTTCATTTGATGATGAGATGATTCCAATAACCACGTTATTACCATACTCAAAATTAATTTTTCTGATAAGTTCGATACCATCAAACGAACTACCAATAATATTCAAGTCAACAAATACACATTCGGGTTTATCGTTAGCATCGCCACTTTGAAACCATTTTTGAAACAGTTTTGCTGCTTCGTCGGAACTATTTAATGAGTTTAAAGACAAACTTATATCGAGCAATGAACATGCATCTTCAAATACTAAGTGGAATAAATCTTCATCATCTACCAATAAAATTGAATCAATCATTTTTGCTTTCCTTTATTTTTATTTTCATTTTTGTGCCTGTTTCATTTTTTTCACAGGTAATATTAAATCCATGTTCTTCTAAAATAGCAACACAAATATTTAAACCCAAACCAGTTCCAGCTTCAGTTTGGCCTTCTTTCCGAGTATATGGTTTTGATAAATGATCAAAATCTTTTTGTGTAATACCTCTACCATTATCTTGAACGTAAATGGTATCATCATCGGAATATATTTTAACAAACTTAGTGTCAGAATCATTATACTTTAAACCGTTTCTAATCAAGTTATCCAATGCTGTACAGAACAATGCTTCGTTTACTTCGATGGTTGGTAACTGGTCGATAATAACTTGACTACTGTATGCAGTTGATGACAAGTAATCGGATAATATCATTTTCAAATCACATTCAGCTTTATTTAGTACAACATCTTTTTTTACGAGATTGGTAAATTCATATACACCTTTATACACTTTTTGTGAATGTTTCAATCCTTCTTTAATCATGCGGATTGGGGCTTCAATTTTTAATGAACTAATATCATCAGAACTTAATCTTCTTTCTAACGAACTAAGTCCCCTAGGCATATACGTATTAATACCTGAATGCATATCGTGTCTTAATATCTTAGCTGCGTGTTCTAGATACGTATTTTTCTTTTCAATCTCTTTCTTTTGTTCATATGAATCGGTAATATTAGTAGCAATTTTCAATATGCGATATATCTTGCCGTCCATTCCGATAATTGGATTATAAGTTGATTGTAAATACACTAAAGAGCCATCTTTTTTAACTCTTGTAATTTCACCGGTAAATAATATACCGTCATTTAGTTTTTTCCAAAAAAGAGCATATTCTTCACTGTTAAAATGTGTGTCGTCTATAAATATTCTGTGGTGTTTTCCGACTAGTTCATCAGCTGAATCATATCCCATGGTTGTTAAAAACAAGTCATTAGCAAAAATAATGTTACCTTCTAAATCAAATTCAATAACTGCGTTAGATTTATTTATGGCATTCATTCTATTACGAATTTCTACTTCTTTTTTCTTAAGCTCCGTAACGTCTTGTCGTATTGATGAAAACCCTTCTAAATTGCCATGTTTATCAAATCGGGCTCTAATGTATGTGTCGACATAATATAGGTCACCTGTTTTTGTTTTGTTGGTGACAATTGCATTCCATATCTCACCTTTCATCACTGTTTCATACATCTTACCCCAGTACCCATCGGGTTGTAGACCAGAGTTTACGATGATATGATCTTTACCGATAACCTCATCTAAAGACCATCCTGATACTTCTTCAAATTTTTTATTAACGTATGTTATTTTACCAGTTTTATCAGCAATTGAAATAATTGCAGCTGTGTCAATAAACTCATCAGTATCTTTTATTTTTTTTAATAAAGTACTTGTTATATCAGCTGCGTGTGATTTCATTAAAAAATAAAATAGTGGTAAGAACACTAAAAAACACACAATTTCAATTCCGCGTGTAATGTAACTAGAATCTAATACTGAAAAGAATACTAAACCTTTTGTTATAGCAAAAACTACTAATGTTACTATGGTAATACCTTTAAGTATTTTATGTAAACTAATCATTTATCGTATACCTTTATGCTTATCTAATGCATCTAGAATTTGATTAAGAACTGGTGCTTTTATAAACCCTGCCATCGATGCATTTTTAAGTGTACTGATAATTTGTAATATAATGAATGGAATTAAAATTGTTTCACTTAACCAAGAAGTTCCTGGATATCCTTTTTCTACAGACAGCAACACCGTTAAAATTATAATCCATGTTGCGGCTGTTCGAAGTACTTTGATTGCTTTACATGTTTGAAAACCTTCTCGCTTTATTCCAGCAATTACACCAAAAAACCCATCGACAAACACTACTGCAATTAATGCTAGATATTGCTCGTAATAGTCGATAGATAGATTAAAAAAATACGAACATATAAATGATATCATGGTCGTTGTGGATAATATTATTGCTAGAGCGGTTGTTTTCATTTTATATCTGAAGATTCAATTAAAGTATATGAAAATTTATTACCATTTGCTGTTTTAGCTTTGCGACAAATTGACATAAACTCTTCAAAATCAGCAGAACGTTTAAATACCTGGCAGCCTTCCGACCAATTTTCTACATATGTTGAATCAGCGCCGGCTTTATGAATGTTGATTCCAAATACACCTTCTTGAATTGATTTTTCATCATATACCATATCTTTGTTTGGATCGCGGAACACTTTAACTGGTTTGTTTTGTCCTAATGCTTCATACTTCCCGGCATGCAAACGCATTATGTGTGAATCGATATATTGTCCTTCTACTAAACGAGCAACACCAGCTTTGTTTCCATACTGCATTACGCCTTTTGTTCCTGGATCGGTTGTTGCTGACCAACAATGGAATTTTTCTTCTCCGTTTACGGTGTAAGATACTGTAATGTGATCATCGAATAGATTGGTTACTTTCTGTCCAGTTGCTGAATTACGAACTCCGATTATATTTAAAACATAATCGTTGCCATCAAACCATTTATATCCTTTTGCTTTTACTGCTGACTCAATTTGGTCTTTTGTGTATTTTGAAACCGATGCTGGTTTTGCTTCTACAACGATTCCCATCTTAGCTAATGTTGCTGGGCCGACTACTCCATCTGCAGTTAATCCATTTTTAGTTTGCCACGCTTTAACTGCTTCTTCTGTTTTAGGTCCAAAATTTCCTACTGGATCTACACCTAATACTACTTGAATTTTTTTAACCGTCTCGTTGTTATCACCTTTTTTTAGTATCATAAAACTATCCTTATTCGTAATTGTTGTTTAATCTTTCTTAAAATATAAATTTGCTTCTGCTTCGCGGCGACGAACTAGACCCCTTAACACGCGGCCTCCTGCCTTTGTCCATTTCATGAACTCAGCTCGGATAGTTTCGTCTGACGGATCAGCATTAACTTTTTTTAATAATGTTGATGATTTTAGGTTTGCTGGACCTAGATTGTAGGCAAATGATACTAATGCATCGAATTGATTCTGATTGATGTCATCTCGACAATATGAATCTACATACTGCTCAAAACTTGCTAACATGCTTTTCAATAAGTCTGTGCCATGGACTTCCGTGATTGGAGTATCGGACATTGTTACTTTTTTACCACCTGGATAAAAAGTTGCGCCGTAACCAATAGTAGGAATTCCTGCAGGGCACTTATAAGGTGCTGCGCGGAACCCTTCCATTGTTTTGATTATTTCAATTCCGGCCGTTCCTGTTTTTGTAATTTTCATGACTGTTTAAACCTTTATTTATTTTTTCATTAAAAACTTTTCAGCTACATTACCAGCAATACAGATAATTACAATAGTTTTAACTGCGTCTACTAGGTCTGTAGATGGTTTAATTGATTCATGTGAATATGAATTTAACACCATGGTAACAGAAATAAATAGGAATCCTAAAAATGCAATAACTCGTTTCATTGAGGTGTCTCCACCGGTAAACATTTCTTTGATAAAATTTTTCATGTAGCTACTTTCTTATACTTCAAGTATAAATATCAGTAACTAGAATTTAATTGCAGTATTATTCTTCAGAAACTGCTCGACCTATTTGTCTAGTCCAATCTAGGTCTGTGCGCACTATAACATTTTTAGTCATTGCGGCTACTAACATTGTTCTGTCGACACCTAGTTGGTTTGCAAGATATGCTAACGCAGCTATGTCTTTAGGAAAACAATGCCCCCCAAAACCAAAATCGCCATCATGGCCAGGAACTGACCAATGTGAATTGCCCAATCGATCATCATAACGGGCATATTCGATTACTTTATCATAATCAATGTTTAAACCTTGGCAGATCTGATACATTTCGTTTGCAAATGAAATTTTTGTGGCTAAGAATGTATTAGTTACATACTTGATCATTTCAGCAATGGTACTGCTTGTTTTAATGATTGGCACTTTAGGAAATGCCTTTTCAAAATATCGTTTAACAATTGTAGTAGCAGAGTTAGGTCCTCCGAGTATGATTCGATTTTGATTTTTATAATCATCAACTGCGTTAGACTCTGTTAAGAACTCTGGATTAAACACAATATCCAATTCAGTGTATAATTTATTTAATCGATCTGTTGTTCCTGGTGGAATAGTAGACTTAACAACTACAATATAATTTTTCTTATTGTATGCAATTACGTTGTTTTGAATTTCTGTTAGTGCAACATTTAAAATTTTTAAATCACATTCACCAGATTTCATCATCGGAGTAGGAACACATACAAATGCAATATCAGTGTTTAAAACTACATCTTCGATGCCGTTAACATTGCGAAATTTGTTTCCATCTTTATCATATGCTTTAATATCAAATACATGTTGCATTCCTAATCGCACAGCATTTCCTACAAACCCCTGGCCAATAATTCCTAATGTATTCATATTACAATCCGTTAATATATTGCTTTAATTTATCTGTCGGTGTCCAATTTAATAATTCTAACGCTACATCTCGTTCACGTAATGTTATACGATAGTTTCCTTTTTGATCTGGTAAATATGTTGTTGTGCAATTGAACTTCTCTATAAACATGGCTGCTACTTCATTCATTGAATAATTTACTCCAGTACCCAATTCCCACGCATCCTCGATATAATGTTCAGTTTCCATGATTCGAATCAATCCATCAACAATGTGGTCTACATGTGTGAAATCTCTGCGCTGTTCGCCATCACCAATAATAGTAATTGGTTGTCCGTCTCGTACTTGTTTTCTCCAAATTCCAATCACAGCTGCATAGTCGCCATCCACAATTTCATTTGGTCCATACACATTGTAAAATCTTGCAATCTGCACTTTAAGTCCATAACACTCTTCATACATCTTACAAATTTCTTCTCCTAAGAACTTGCTTAAAGCATATGGTGAAATCCTAGGATTATGCCAACGGGATGATGATCCTGCATACACAACCTTTGCATCCGTATGTCTAGCATATTCTAAAACTTTGAAAGTTCCTGTTGTGTTTGCGTCATATGTTTCTAATGGTAGTTTAAATGATATTTGAATACGTGCAACTGCAGCAATATGGAATATAACATCAAATTTATCAACTGCTGGATTAAATATATTATCAATGTTATTAACATCATCTATAATGTATTTAACATTCTCTATTTTATTGTCCAATGTGCCGCAAGATAAATTGTCAATACATGTTACGCCATGTCCTAATGCAACCAATTGTTTACATAAGTTTGAGCCAATAAAGCCTAGCCCACCTGTTACTAAAATTTTCATATTCTAATTTCTATTTGTTTGTTATAAATTTTTTGTTTGTTAATGGATCGTGTCCTATGTATCCACCCCATTTGTATCGGGCATATTCATGGCCGGCTTGTTCTGCCAAGTTACGTTTCTCTCCATTTGCAGAAACTGCCGCAAAGTGATAAAAATGACAGTTCCATGTTCTTAGCATACGTAGTCCTGATAGTTGACATTTTAAAAAAAAGTCCCAATCGGCTACCATACCCATTTCATAATTTTCATCCCATCCGCCAACTCGAAGATAATCAAGCTTTGACATAAAGATAGGAAGTGTGGATCCACATTCCTCAGTTTTATCCCCAGATGCATAATGATAATCAAACAACCAAAATGCTTCAAGATCGAATGATGCAATGTCAGTTCCTAAATTTTCTATAATAAACTGAGGAAACATACTAGGAAACGGTTCTACTTGATTAGGTGTTATTACAGCACCTTCTTGCCATTCTTCTTCCAATGTAGAATCCCAAAATCTTGGAAACACGTTATCGTCATTAACAATAAGTATTTTATCATATCGCGAATTGTATACACCTAGATTAGTTCCCCGACATTGACCTGCATTTTGTTCTAAGTTCAATATATCAATTGAATCTTTCCAACGGTCTAAGACCTCTTTATTCAAGTCATAGTACCCGTCTACAACAACGATAATCTGATTTTTATTGCATTGTCCTTCAATTGCAGAACGCAAACAAAGATCCAATGCGTCTGGACTTTTATATGTAGGAATTATTACTGATATCATAGTGTTGACCAATCTGTTAATGGTGATAACCAAGCTGTTTCACCATGGGTAGCATAACCAGGAATCGGTGTTATTAACAATTGGTTTTGTTTTCTCAATTCTAAAAACATATGAAAATCATTAGGATGTGTACCGGCTGTGTGTGTTCTCAGAATTGTTTCTGTAAATTTCAATGTTGATACTTTGCTAGCAAATGTCATCGTAGTTGAATTAGTAATTTTCCAATGGCATGAATCCGTTAAGTAAATACGGGTATCTTCAGCACCGCCTTCACAGTATGGATTTCCGCCGCGGCTTGGATCTAAGTACTTGTCTGGATGATCGTATAGTGCAACGAATGATGCACCTAAGTCAAATCCTTGTTTCAATACATCTGGAGAACCTTGCTTATGTAAATAATCATTTTCTACAAAATACACAATTTCATCATCTGCATAGGTTAATGCTTTATCTAACGCTAAATTGAATGTGCCGGCACCATTACCAACCGATACCTGAATGATATTTGCTGGGTCAATGTATCGTTTAATCATTGCTAACGTAGCATCACTACAATTGTCCGCAATAATTAGAATGTCATAAATATGATTAAAAAATACATTGCAGAAATTTTTTAAACATGATTCATTGTTGATGTAGTCTGGCTTTACTTTATTGTAACCAGCATCTGATATTCTATATATTATTTTCATTTTAAAAATACGTTGTTAAACTGTTTCATTACCAACTCTGGTGAATACATTGAATATGCATTCCAATTTTCATGTTTATTTATAATATCCGGAAAATTTGTTAAAATTCCAATTAATTCGTCATAGTTGTTATAGATTATTGATTTATCTCCTAGCATTTCAATATGTGCTAAATCATTGAATCCGGAATCACACCACGATGTTGTTATAATTGGTTTATTTTTTACAGAAAATTCAGCTACAGTTAAACCAAATGATTCTCCTCCATTTCTTGCGTGTATACACGCATCACATGTATTAATAAATCCAATCTTTGTAGTCATATCAGATGTGCCACTTATAAAAAATACATTTGACTCATCGCAAAATTGATTAGAATTCATAAACAAAAAATACATATTTTTGTTAGCTCGTGCAACATTTATAACAGCTTCGCGAGCAAATGGAATATTAAATGAATCCGGGCCGCCATAATATCCAAATACTAGTGCATCTGTTGGTATATTAAAAAATTGACGATAGTTTTCCATATGGTCGTATTTTAAAATATCAACAATATGCGGGACAAATGGCAATGTACCGCCTGACATTTGTGTTGATAACCATTTAGATACATATGCATATACATCTCCGTGTGGATCATGTAACTGAAAAACGGAATGTACTAAATTTTTAGCATTCGGTACTAGTTTGCCATCATTCATACCAGCTTTTATATAATAAACGGCATCAATTTGATTTTGATCGATATAAGATATAACATCATCAAATTTGTCATATAAAAATACATTAAACTGTTTTTGAAATTTATCCAATGCAGCTAAATCTGAGTTTCGATTTGATATAATTACTGAATCATTGTTTAATAATTCTTGATTATAATATGCATAATCAAATAAGGCAATTTCAGTTCCTCGAAGGCCTAGTTGTTCACTATGAAATGCAATTTTCATATATTTAAAAAGTTGTTTAATTTGTTAATGTTCATTGTAATATCACCAGGTACCCGATCAGGCTTATACGATGGTTTAACTCGATCATTGGTTTTTATTGCTAAGTCGTATATAGTTTTAGAATCTGTACCAACATTGTAGACTCCAGTTGCTTGTTGATGAATCAGTTTAACAATTAAATTGCTAATAACATCTACAGAATCACAATTTGTATGTATATCTACCCAAGCAGTATCATACGGAAATGGATTAGGTTTATGTGATAATCGACAAATTAAATAGTTGTTACTTCGTAATTGAACTAATGCATCGCCAACTAATTTTGTGTAACCATACCAAGTTGGTATGTGAACTGGGACATCGGTTTCTGATGCTACTGGTACAGAGCCGGCATAGATATAATCGGTAGAAATATGAATTAATTTTTTGTTAGTCGAATTGCATACATCAATTAAATCGTTGAGAGCTTGAAGATTAACGTCCCACGCTGTTTGCATATCTACGCCGTATGTATCAGTATATGCAATACAGTTAACTACAGTATCGTATGAATCATTTAGTAAATGTGACCATTCTGATAACTGAGTAATATCAATATTGTTATGTGTTCTGGAAATATAGTCCCAATTGGTTTGCCGAATTAATTCTTGTCCCAATAAGCCTTGTCCGAGTACAACTACGTTCAAAATTTAAAATCCTTTATAACTTGTTCTATATACATAAATACCTCATCCGTATAATGTGGTGCTGCTCCAATAAAGAACACTGAATCTAAAACTTTGTTAGCTTCTGGATATTTAGATGAATCATCTAAAAAACTATAACCTGGATGTAGTAATATGTTCCCGGCAAAATAGTTTCTTGTTTGTATTTTATTCTTTTCTAGATGTTCTACTAGTTTATGTTTCAGCCCCGGTGTTTCGCATATGAATGGAGTTCCAAACCAACATGGTTCTGCTGATTCTAAGGTTACCGGAGTTCGTAAATTTGGTATATGCTTTAAAAATATATCACTAATTACAGTTTTTGATCTTTTTCGTTTTGATTCAATATCATCTAGTTTTTTCAACTGTTCGATGCCGATGGCTCCTTGTAAATCTAATGGCTTAAGATTATACCCCATTTCTGAAAATACATACTTATGATCAATTACGCCATCGTAATTATCTAACCACTTATCAAAACGATTACCGCATGTGCCACACGCTAATAGATTTGCTGATCCTATACAATAGCAGTCGCGACCCCACCAACTAATTGACACAAATAACTTTTTTAATTCATCATCATTTGTACAAATCATTCCGCCTTCTCCGGTGGATATATGATGTGCTGGGTAGAATGAATTTGAAAATGCAACGTAATATTCATTTAAATATTTGCCATTCCATTTAGATCCTAAACTATCACAATTATCCCCAACAAGTTTCAAATTGTATTTTTCACATAGTTCTAGTAATCTATCAATGTTCGGTGGATTACCTAGTACTGGAGAAACAAAGATTGCTTTTGTTTTTGGAGTAATTTTTTGTTCAAGTAAATCCAAATCAAAATTCAAGGTGTCCCATTCAATATCAACAAAAATTGGTTTTAATCGATGTTGATAAATTACTGATATTGTAGTTGCAAACCCAACAGGCGACACTATAATTTCATCATCATCAGCCCAATTAAATCTACGCTTCAATGCAGCAATCAAAACCAAATTGGCTGAACTACCTGAGTTTACCATGTGTGAATGTTTAACATTGAACTTTTTACTAAACTCGAGTTCAAACTTATAAACTCGTTCTCCGGTAGTAATCCATTTACCATTCAAAAATGAATGAATTGCAGCTTCGGTTTCTTTTTCATCCCAATATGGTCCTGAGTAATATATTGGAGTAGTGCCCGGTATAAAATTTTTATTATTGTAAATATATGGAGCTACGTGATTGCCAATTAATGTTTGTATGTCGCTTTTTTGTATCATTGTTGTGTATAATTTTTAAATTCAGTAACTGATGGAAATTCTGTTAACTTGCCAAAATGTTGTTCTAACAATGGATCAAATTCAAACGGCGGTGTGCCATTAAATGGTGTTGTATACTGATAGTTTCCCCATTTATGTTTAACGTATTCTGCATTATGTTGACCAACCTTTAAGCTAGGAGAATTTGGATCAGTAGATGTGGAATTTCCGTTAAACATACTAGGAACATTTAGATTTATGTTTTGTACATTATGCAATTTACAGCGATGGTCATAATCGTTATCTTCACACCCAGCCCATAGTATATTTTCATCAAATCTACCAACCGTATTAAATATGTCTCGATGCATGCAATATAGTGCATATCCAAATCCGTTATTGTATGTGGTAGCTAATGATGTGGCAGTTGAATTATCCCACAATGCATCCAGAATTTCCAAACTGAATCTGGAATCTTCTTCACTAACAATAACTTTTTCTAGTCCCATATGGTTGAATGCGATATCACATATAAAATTCCATCCTCCTGCGCAGCCAATATTGGTTGTGGTTGTATAGACATCAAAATTATCAGTTATATACGAATTTAGTTGCTGTCGCCCGTTATCGATAAAGTAAAATTGATATTCATCAGAATAATTGGCTAAATTGAACCATTCAGTAAAATAATCATTTGCATTATATCCTAATACAAAAACATGTTTTTTCATAATAAACTTTCTATAATTTGTTCTATAACTTCACTATCTGTATAATAAGGATTCATCATCAAATGTCCAACCGTTTCAAAATATTTATCTGGTCCTAGTTGTGGAGACTCTATCTTTTTTAATACTCCGTTAGGTCCGTATAATTGATATATGAAATCTCCAGTTAAAATAGTGCGACACCCTACCCCGGCAGCTAAATTTGCTAACCCGCCTTCAGTTCCTATAAATGCATCGCAATGCTTTAAAACAGACGCTTCAAACAAAATTGACTTTGTATCAGTATCTGCTACATGTATAGTTTGTTGTTGATTTGCTGAATCAAACCCAATTGGATACAATGTAAAATGTTCCTGTAAGCCATCAATTATATATTGAATATCGCGATGACTACCACCGTAACCTAAATTAGGAACATCGACTCCGGCTTCATACTGTTCCGGTGTAAATAAATAGGTTTTTGGTTGCCAATTGGACATTACTCCTATAACCGGCTTACCTGTTTCTTGTCGAATATCGTTTATATATTTTTCTGCTACAACATCGTATTCTGGTGTAGTGTATATTTGATATGATTTTGAAACAACATCAAACCCTGCTTGTTGTTGATATTCTTCACATGGCGTAATTTCATAATGTAACTCACTTAATTCAATAACACGATCATATCCAGATAATTCCAAAACCGGTCTAGGTCCAGGAATACTAGAAACAAATACTTGGTTGATAAATGGATTATTAGCAACAAGCTGTTGCATTTGTGGAAATCCAATTAAATAATCAACTTGTGTATATTGTGTTGATAATGTTTCTGCTAATGATGTAGCAAACATAATGTCACCAAAGAAACCATATGTAACTACTAAACATTTAGTATTTTGCATAACTTTTTTCTTCTATAAATGTAGACCCATATTTCAAGTTGATTTGTTTTTTAATATCAGCTCTGAGGTCGTTTGTAATGTATACTTGTCGAGCATATTCCACAAACATGTCATCAAACTGTTTTCTGGATTCCATTTCTCGTAAAACATCTTCAATATCCCACAGTTTAACATTTATTGCAACTAACTGCTCATAATCAGACATTGCAATATTCAAATCCGCAAAAACTATTTCATGCAAATACAAGTATTCGCGATTAACATTTTCCAACTTGGCAGAATCGGTTATCTTTTGTCGTTTAATGTCTAAGATTGAAAGCTTATCAACAATCTCCCCTACTGATACTTCTATATTCATTGTTCAACACGATAATTAGTACTTTTAATCCAACGCACATTGGGCAGGCCTGCGACGAATTCTTCAATATCTGCTTTCACATTACGATACCCTAAATGTCGATATTCATATGCCCGAGCAAATAATTGTCGACCTTCAACAAAGTCTTTTTGATGTTCCACGGTCTTTTTTGACATATCTCCGTTGTCAGCATGATATAGGCATAAGAATGTACCTGTTTCATTTCTTACAGGTGTGTATCCAGCCCATTTAAAACGTTCTCTGAGATCTTCATCTTCATTTCCCCATCCTTTGTATAATGGATTCAATCCGTTAATTGCATCCCATTGTTCTTTGCGGATTACAACTACGCCACCATAAAAGTTTTCATCGATACCATCTTCCCATTTACGATACCCACCTGGAATATCATAATAGTCTCGTTTGGTTAGATCTGGATTCACAAAAATTCCTTTGCGAGCTGGCAATACTGGTTGGTCTGCAATTGCATAACTAACATCGTCAGTTGGACAATAATCAACTTGATGCAACACAATGATGTTACCGGTTGCAACTTGTGCTGCTACATTCTGTGTGTTTGCTAAATTGAAATTGTCTGTATCGTTTTGTTCAGACACAATAATTTCAAAATCCATTCCTTCAAAATGTTTAAATAGTGCCGGAATCAATGTTTCTAAATGTTCTTTACGGTCACGATAAGGAATAATAATTGAATACTTATCGTTTGAAATTTGCGATTCTGTCATATTGATGTACTACTTTATATTGTGAAACTGTGTTTAAATCAAATGCAACTAACCCTGCGTTAATTACATGTAAATGCACTGCAAACTTATCTTCTAATGTGGTAAATTTGGTTTGCTCTTTGTATTTGGTTTGTATGAGGTAATTAAATGATGTTTGATCTGCTACTTTAAGTTTACCGGCAGATAACAAATAAATATCCATACACATTTCTTGAACTAATGCCAAAGGACCTCCCCATACACCGACATTATGTACTTGTTTATCTGACAATACATCTATTCCAATCAAGCCTAAGTTCACATATACATGTTCTTTGTTCCATGCTTCTTGGTTGTAAGTAATAATTTCGCTCGTTGCTGTGATCTTATCTGGATCTAGTCCGTCAAATGGATTTGAGTTAAAATATACATCTCGTACATCCGTAATAATAACGTGTGCATGATCTGCTGTTTTTAGATAGGACCATATATGGAAGAAACGAACATTGTGAATCAGATTATATGATGATTCAACTGTCATTGTTCCGGTATTGGTGGTAAATTCTGGCAATTCTCTGCCCCAGCAGTCAAATGTAGGATTCATGATCGATACATTGTTTTCTTTGAGATATTCTACCAATGTGTCTGTTGCATTATAAATAAGCAACATTCTTTCTACATTCTCAAAATTAGATGTCTCAACCCAACCCTGCACATCTGCGACTGTATAATTGCCTGAGATAGCTCCTATTAATAAATTTTTCATAAGTTTAATAACTTTAATATATTATAAGTAATTTTTGGATAGGATATATTATTTTCGTACCAGTTTTTTGCATTATTTTTTACAAATTCTAGCAATTCTTTGTTTCCAATAACTTCATGATATCTTGCTGCAATTCTTTTAGACAATTCATCCGGGTTTGCATATCGATATTCGGCATCGTATTCTGCATCTACTGCTACGTAATGAAAATCTGGTATCAATGGGTCAGATGTCTCAACAATAAGTGTAGGCCGCATTAAAGGTATGCCTATTCCAAACATTTCGATATCACGAAAACACAAATCGCCACATAGTGCACCACCTCCACCGCCGATTGATAATGCTAATTCAAACTGAAATGATTCTTGTAAATAATGTTCAAACGGAATCGGGCCGGCGCCAAAGTATAATTCGGATTCATTTAAATGATTTGGTAGAAGTTCCAATGATTTTCTAACTCCTAGATATCGGGTGTCGACGCCTGAATTATACAAACTACCGCGCCAATATAATCTAGAATCTAGTTTAATGCTTTGACGGTGTGTTTGTATCATATCATAGTTTGTGCCTAGTTGCCACACAGTATCTGGGTATGGTCCGGCTACTATATTTTTACGAATTACTGGATCTGTACATATGGTATCCCAAAACGCTGAATTATATTGTCCAATCACAGCGCCAACAAATCCAGGCTTTGATGATAATTCTACAGTTAATGATGGATGATCTCCAAAGTCGAATGTTTTAAACGTATCATCATATTCAAATATGAGTATGGATCCTTGGTTAATTGCAACGCCGGCATACACCGTGTTTCCATCACCAACGTGCTCATTCCATTCAACATCATATCCGCGAGTATGTAATTCATTAACAATTCCAATTGTATTGTTATGATCAAAACGGTGTTCTGCAATTCCTTTATGAAAACTGTGTAATTTTATTTTTGTCATGATCGTATAAATCTAATATCTTCCTGTAAATTATTTATCTCAGATAACACTTCATACGTTGTAAATCCAGCTTTATACATCACATCAAAATACATTTCTCGATCTGGCGCGCCAATATTATATACAACACCTGGTTTAGGTACTTCTAATATTATTTCTGATGCACGACGTATTAAGTTTTGTCCGCCGTTAATTATATCAACTTCAGATCCTTGCACATCTAGTTTAATAATGTCAAATGTTTCAGTTGGGAATAATAAATCTAATGTCGTAGTCGTTAAATTTAAAATTTGAATATTTGATTCATTAAAATGTTCTGTATTTTCTAAGTAATATGATGCACCTGTTGTAGTAGGAGAATCCGTAGTTATATAAAATTCTACTTGTTTAACAATATCACTTAAACATACTATATGATATGGTACATTTAATAATTTAAGTGTTGGCTCGTTATTTGGATTAGCTTCGATTAGTACAAACTTTGCGCCTGGATATTGTAGTTGCGTTTGTTTGTACCACCACCCATCATTTGCTCCGATATCTAGTATATTCATAAATTAACTAATTTTTTTATAAACTTTTTTATCAGGTCCGGTTAGATGCAATGAATATTTTTTAGTTTTCAATATAATAGGTTCTACTTCGGTATCGTGATCATAATGATTATGATTATCAAAAACTATTTGACCATTAACATTAATTTTATCTTTAAAATAATTGAATGCATCTAAAACTGCTTGAGTATGATGTGGGCCGTCGATAAACACTAACGAAAATTTTGATTCAATTCGTTTATCATTTTCATATATCGGGACGCCATCTGCAAATCTATTAAAAAATTCAGTATCTTCTAAATTATAAAATATAAAGTTATAATCATGTTCATATGCCCATTGGAATAAACTTGACATAGTTTGTGTTTTCATATGATTGGTGTAATCACTTTTATGTATCCCAGCAATATCATGATAATCGATGTTACCATATGGATCTATAGAAATATGTGGTTTGTTTGTACCAATATTACCTTCCATGATTAATACGCTACTACCGCCTCGTCTCGTTCCTATTTCAATTGTAGCACCAGAAACATCTTTAGTTTCTATTATTGCTTGTTTTAATTCTTCGTAATGTGCTCCGTCTAGTTCAATCATAATAAATTAATTTCTGTGTTTTGGGTGTATTAAATGTTGATATTGATCAATATTATTGATTATGTAATTTGGTAATGGAATTTCATTAACCGGGAGTATATATCCGCCTCCTCGATTAAAGATATCAGCACCGGTGTTTAAACATGAATCAATATGCGTATCAGTTTTAAATTGTGGTTGATTAAATTCATAATGTGAGTATGATTCTAGTTTTTTAACTATACGTTCTTTTCCGCCCATCCAACTCCAATGCCAACCTCCGTTAGGTACAAGTGTTCCAACAATTTTTTTACGGATGTTTTCTTGTGGCGAACCACCTATATCTAATAGTGTCTGAAAGTTAAAAACTTTGAATTGAGTCCATGTTTTTTCAAATGATACACAATTAATCCAGTAGTTGCAAAAAATCATTTCCAAAGCGTATATATCACCTGTTTTTACATACGGTATTAATGCTTTAACTGTTTCAGTGTATGGAATTTCATCTGAGTCGCCATATAGCAATATATCTTCTGGTTGAACTCCAATTTCAGTTAAAATATCAATGTATTTACCTGTAACTAGTTCTTCAATTTTATCGGCTTTTAATTCAAATGCATTTTCCGGATAATCGGTAAATGTTCTATGAAATATCTTATCTCCTTTAAACGGGAAAGCTGGAAATTCTGGTCTAGGATCCATTTGATATGTATGTGATGCTTCGAGAAAAATAAAACCATCTACTACACTATCTAATTCATTCATAATGATATCCGTTAGTTCGGACTCATCTGTATATGTACTTACTTTATAAACTTTCATAATACTCGTTTTGTTTTACTTGCCGATCAATTGTTTTAGGATGATACAAAGAAAATGCCTCTGTGTCAGCTGGTAGCATTGAATATGACGTAAACCCATCTAAACGTTCATGCACTTTGTTAATCCATTTAATCTCAGATTTATTCTTCCAGATGCGCCATTGATAGTCTGGCCAATTAACCCAGCCGGCTGCATTAACATTCCATCCCCATTGTTTTATATGATCCGGAGTAAGTCCTTCTACAGTATTAATTCTAGGTACTAAATATACATCATTATCAGGATTCATTTCTAAAAGAGCTGGTAAATGTTTAATAAACAACTCATTTGGAATTTCATCAGCATCTATCTGAAAAATATAATCTCCTGTACAATGTTGGGTAAGATGATTCTTAAATGCTCCAAAATCATTATTCAATGGATAAAATGCAACTCGAATATTACCTTGTGTATTATGCTTCATAAGATAAACATGTACTTGACTTTTATCTTCGGGATGATTTTTCATATCATCCACAGTCAAATCCATTTGAACTACGATCTCGTCTTGCGGTCTTTTGTGTTGCAAAAGAAATGTAATGAGCCGTTGGATTTCAATGAACTCATTACATACTGTTATTGCATATGAAATTTTCATATCTTTTGAAGTTTAGGCAGTTCAATTTTACTGAGAGTTGGCAGTTTCAATTCTACTGGTTTTGGAATCTTGTTAATGCCTTCATCTGCAATTGCCAATACCTTTTCATATATCTCTGCTACTGCTGTTTTAGTAAATGTTGAATTTACATAATAACGCTGACGCTTAGCTAAATCCATCCATTTTTTATAATTCTTTTGTATATCCTGCATCATTTTAGCTGCATATCCATAATCAGGCGTAAACCACTTTGCCTCCCCAATTAAGAAATCATTTTGTGCTGATGGGTGAATTGGTGTGAGACCTCCTGGTACTGTGCAAATAAAATCTTTCTTTAAGAAATCTACTTGGCCAGAATAGTGTGGTGCCATAATGGGTTTACCTGTTGTTGAGAATTCTAACAATGGTCGACCAAATCCTTCTGCCTTGGTAAATGATACCATTGCTTTTACTTTTGGATGATTGTACATGCTATTCATTTCATCATCAGTTAACTCGCCATGGATTAGATATACAGACGGCAGTTTTGCAGTACCAAACATGTCTCGAATTTGTGAAATTTTTGTTTCAATTTCCATTCGATCTAGTATGCTATACGTGGCACCGCTAGTTTTCAATATTAATGCAGGTGCATTCTTTGTGTTTTTATATGTATTGAAAAAACAATGTAATAATCCACTTAAATTTTTACGATCTTCACCAATAACACCCTGCAACCAATGTCCTACTGCTAAGAATGCAAATGATTCTGTAATTACATCTAATGCTGTGAATGTGTCGGTTACTGTTTTATTGTTATACACCGTTTCATCAAAATACTCTGGAATTACTTCGATTCTAGTAGTGATTGTTTTGTTTTTTGACTTTGCTGTTTGTTCAAATACTTTTTTAGTAAATTCTGAAGGAACAATTACAAGTTGCATTGCGTTTAGATTATCAATCCATGATTCTGGACATACATCTCCTTCAGTGCCAGCGGTTACCCCAATATTGTATTTACCAACAGCTTGTAATTCATTTGGCACTGAAATTTGAATCCACACATCTGGTTGCTCTGTTAATGGCAATGGAACAATTCTAAGTTGGAAATCTGTCGAAATTGGGTATGTCATTGGAGTATGCCCCCATGGTAATGAAACCAATTTAACGTCCCATTCAGTTCCTCGTTGTTCAATAATATTTGTTATGATTTCACGTGCGTGATGTCCATAACCTGATTGTGTCGCTACTGGCGACGCTATAACTACTTTTCTCATTATGCTACTATTCCTGTTCGTTCGTATTTAGGAGCTTCTACTTTTGTTACGGTGTACATTGGTCTTGATTCCTGATGCATGGTGAATAAATCACGGAACATTGAAATCATCTTGTTACCCATTTGTTCTGCAGTTAAGCCGTTATCCATTGCCCATTGTCTACCTGCTAAACCTCGTGTACCTCTTTCTAATTCAGACATATCATACCAATAACGAATTGCGTCTGCTACATCTTCAAATTGTACTCGATCATCAAAGATATATGGCGTTTGTGGAGATCCTTGCAGTGATCTGTTGCTTGGAAATACTGGTTTTACCCAAGATCCATGTTTTTTGTATTTACCGGTATGATTTGTTGCAAATTCGCCATCAAACCGAATCCATTCACCATTTTCATCTTCGAATCCACATTGATCCTGAAGACCACCAGTAACATTGTTAATGATTGGTGTTCCTGATAAGATTGCCTCAGTTGAGCTAAGTCCCCAACCTTCATTAGAACCAATATTCACTACAACATCTGCTACATTATATACTGCATTGAGATCTTGTGCTGACATTTTTTGTTCGGAGAAGATAATCTTACAATCTGGAGCTAATGTTGATGCCACTGCACGAAGATCGGTTCCATTTTCATCAACAGCTTGGGTATGCATAACTAATGCTACACGAGTTTTTTGATCTGTGGGTAACTGATCTACAAAGTGTTTGAATGCGAGGATAACATCGCCTGGTTGTTTTCTTCTGATATTCCGGTTGTTCCAAAACACCACAAAATCAACTTTATTTTCTTCTTTGATTTTTGTGTGCATTGAATCATATAATGGATCTAATTTATGCATTGGACAGAACGTGTTATGATTAAGTCCATGCGGCACAAATCCGGTAAGTACATGGTTCCATTTTTTATCTGCTGGTAATGAATCACTTTCATCATAATTAATCACCCCAAATCCGTTTTGTTTTAGCACTTCTCTATGGATATTGTCTGATTGCTTGCTGATGCCCATAATCATATCACAACTACCGTAAAAAGGCGCGTTCCACATCGGATATGGTAGGTCGTCCCAAATAGAGTAATATGTAATTGGAATACGGAATGTGGTTTTAATTTCATGCTCTAATGCATACAACCAGGTCCAATAACGTGGATCTGTAAAGTGAAGAATTGCATCTGGTTGTTCTTGATTTAGAATTGCAAATAAAATGTTGCGATCTCCATAACCGTTCCAGGCAATTAATTTGACTGATGCATCTTCTATTCCAGTTTCACGTGCCACCTCTGCAGACAGATCAAATGCGTTGCCAGCATCTGGGTGATTCAGTGCAGCGCCTAATTGAATCCAATCAAACTCTTTAACTGTGTTAAAAATAATTTCTTTGCTGACCGTACCGATTCCTGATGGTAAACGAAAATCATCTGCCAATAACAGAATTTTCTTTTTTGCGGGCTTGTTAGGGTCGATTTTTTGTAACTTTGGTAACTCCATTTATTATTCCTTATAACTTTATTATAAATATCAACCTAGTATAACTACTGGCTTTTTTAACTTGTTAATATTGGTATATGCTGTTTTTAACACAGGATCCAATGCATCTTCATTTGTTAGTATCATCATGTAATCACATTGTTCTGCAATCAGCTTCATACGATGATGCAATTGGCTGAAATGATATGCTTTACCGTAATATGATTCTGGCATTGCCGAGTATAGATTGTATCCAGAGAACGATGGGTTGTATTCTTTATAATGAATTCCAAATTCCAATGTATACTTTCGTACCATACTATTTGCACCTTCATTGCCGCCGGCGCCAATGATTATCAATTCATCACCAAACCGTTGTTTCAATTCTTGCAGAGTTTGCTGAATCTTTCTGCGATTCTGCCATGCTGTATTTCCTATAACTGCTACTTTTGTCATTTTACTTTTTCATGTAGAAATTTAACACCTTTGGGCATATGACCGTACACTGTTCGGAGCATGGATTCTAATAGTTGTCGATTTGCTTTGCAATTAGGATCTGAGATGTTTGTTAGCAAAGTGTACTCACATTTCTGTGTCCCATAACTATGTGACTTATGCTTTTGCAATTCAAACTGATATACGTATGTATGCTTATGTTCGTAACGGATCATATCTTATAATAGATAATATTATTCTCGAATCCTACCTTCTCGGGGACAATTTACTGAATCAGTTTTGAATGGACAATATTTGCAATTTTTATCACCTTTGCCAGATATTGCCATATAATCTCGGTCTGCATTCTTATTGCCTTCTGCATCAAAACAAGCGTCAACAAATGCATCGATTTGCTTTTGAACTTTGCGTTGTGTTACTGTACCAGCTGCGGGTTTAAATTGTTGCACTCGCTTTTGTGGAAACATAGATTCTTCAATCATCTTGCGTTTCACTATGAAAAACTCAACATCGATATTTTCTTTAGGTGTACCGAATTGTGCTGAAAAATAATTTTTATATGCAATTAGTTGGGCAGCTTTAATGCTGTCTGCCTTTTGATATTTATTCCAACCAGCACGACTTGTTTTAATGTCTAGGATGCTGATAGTATTGGTAGGAACATGGCGCAATACCACATCAATGAATCCATACCAATATACAGAAGGATTCTTTTCTGATGCTTGAGTACATAACTCAATTTCAATGCCTACTAATTCCCAATCCTTTGTGGAAAAGTATTGTTTGCGTCGTTTTTTGAACCAATCTAGGATAGCAACGCCATCTTCAAGATATTCTGCTAATTGCAATGGATTTGAAAAATGTTCTCCGTTACTGTCTGCTACATTACGTGCATATTCTTCTCGGAGCTTGTTTGTAAGGATATCTCGCAAATTTAACTCGTCTGCCTTCTTTACTGTCTCTGTATACAACACAGTCAAATAGTACTGCAATGTTTCGTGAAATGCTGTACCAAAACATGTATCTATGCTGGATTGGAAAGGTGCTAGACCATCAATATATGCTAGCTTCCATTGTCGTGGACATTTTTCATACATTGACCATTGAGAATAAGATATCTTGCGAGGAACCGAATCAGCATCTCGCAATGATAACTTATAAATTGGATTGATATAGTTTCCTTGCTTCATACTCTAATATAAGAAGAATTATGTTAGAAACCAACCAAACAGTAAAAAAGTGCCAACATTACTGCTGACACTTTTATTATTAATGTTATTCATTAAATGTTTTTTGCCATAACAAATTCATCAACTGACTGATCACAATAAGCATCTACAATTCCGTTATATTTTAAGTTACGCCAATCTTGTTTTGCTAAGCGCTTAGGTGTTTCTTTTATAAAGGTTATAACTTCGTGTGGAACTGGATTTGTTTTGCAAAATTTTAACACTTCATCATAAATTTCCTGTAACGTATCTAGATCGTTAGTTTCTACCGCGATGTCCCAATCACTGTCTGACTCAAATGTATCAAAGATAAATCCTTTAATGCTTTTTCGATATGAATCAACCCATTCTTTTCTATCTGCATACATGTCATCGAGCCAAGTACATGCATCTGGATTATTTATATACATATAATACTTATACGTATCATCCGACTCGGTTCTTGCAGGCGTCGTTTTTGGTGTTTTGGGTTGATTTACAATATCCGATGATGCAATTAACATCTTCGCAAAATTTAAAATTACATCATCTTGCGAATCAATAACTGATTCTGGATACCCTAATGCTGCTAATTGATACCGCAGCGCTAATAAAATGCTTTGTTCTTTCATCTCTTTTTATTTATTGGTTAATATGCTAAATATAAGAAAAAAAAGAACATGTGTCAACCTTTTTCCAAGAAAAGTTTAAATTATTTGCTAAGTTCCAAATATTGAGCAGATTTTTCTTTGAGATATATATCGATTAGATCTTTTGTTTTTTCGAGGTCTTGTTCAAAGCTTCCTTTATGACGACATCGCACAATGCGTTTAATTATATCAAATTCATAACTATTTAGACCCCAATCGTCAGCAAATTTATATAGGCTATCTTTGCCTTTGTAATATGACTGCGTGTTTACACTCATTTTTTAACTCCTTTTATCATTGTTTTAATCTCGGCTTCAGTATAGCCGTATAATGCTAACAGTCGGGTGCAACTATCCTGATTAAGTAGATCTGCGTAGTCAGTTGCCTCAGTTTTACTGACTTGATAATGTTCTGCAAGTTGTGCGATTAGTTTGTCTGAAAACTTGTCGTCTTTCTTGCCTTTAACATATTTGGCAAACGATTTGTTTGCTGGCAACAGGGAATGATATAACCTATAGGTTTCGCGTGGTTTTAACAGGCCGATTGTGTATGTTTGTAACTCATTGATAATTTCTACTAGATCCTGTCGCATCGAAAGCCATCTGTTCACGATATATGGTGAAAATTTGGACTGATCCGTTTCTGAATATTTAGACCATTCTTTCTTTTTGCTTGTTACGCCGTCAACGAAATCAAAAATTGTTGCACCCTTTTTTTCTGTCATAGTTTGTATTTTTGTTTGTATTTCTGTTCAAATAAATCACCAATACCTATTTCCAATATAACTGCATTATCTGGAATTCCGGGTATTTTTCGTTCTAACACATCATCGATACTTTTGTTGCGCAATGTTTTCATTTTTGTTTTTGCATTGCTTCGATTGGATGTTTTAAACACGATTGTTACATCAGATTTATAATATGGTGCTGACATTATTTTTTTAGTTTGATTGGTTGAAATTCTTCAGGTATTGATCCACAATCGTCACAACGAAAGACCGGGACAGGTACCATTGTGTCTTTATCGCCACCCGTTAAGAATTTTGATACTTTGTTGATTGCCATTACCTGACGAAAATACAATCCGTCACATTCTTTGCATTGTATCGGTTGCATA